CTCTATTTTAATTTCAACAAGCCTATTTATTATTGGTATCAACGCCTATGAGTATAATTTTTGCTGGTTTCTGGCACCCGATGTGTAAGGTAATTCATCCTTGGTTTTTTAATAATAATGATATCGTTATGGTAACTTTAAACCATAGTCCATGGTGTCACTGATCCCTTTACAAGATAGGTATCAAAATGTGTTAGTGATGATAGAGATCAGTAAGAACAGATGGTGTCAAGGTATCGCAGTGAGCGGCAATCCGAGAATTGCGGAAATGTCCTCCTCATACACCGCAGGGAGGAGTCTGCTCGTGTATCTTGTCAAGACGTTCTCAATGAAGTTGGTGTACTTTAAAATAATTGTCTCCCCTAATATGGTTGTAGACACCTCGTGGCATTGAGAGAATTGTATGAATTCTCGAACTTGAACGGCCGGTGGTTTTCTTGACTGATAAAGAGCATAAAGAACACCTAAGTATTCTGTCCACTCAGTATACCGCAACTTATTATCCTTTTCATGACGTAACTCAGTTAAGAATGAATAAACTACTTCAATACAGTTGTCAAGTGAAGAGTCAGCAGGGAACATATACAGAAAGTTCGAACTAGCAGTTAGGGCATAGTCTGAGGTGTTCGGGAACAGTTCCAACAATGTTTTAGTTACAGTCTCTGTGGGATTCCATAGCCCGTACTTCTGAATCACGGCCGGCACTTCAGCCTGCACAAGTGATTCTTGGTACCCAACAGTGTGCAGTATGAGGGTAACATAGCCCATCATGACATCAGTAATATAACTTGCGGTCAGCATACCTGATTCCGACAGGTCTGCAATGATCCACTCTGCGTCACTGATAGATAGATATGTCTTGATGACACACTTTGGTACTGATTGAGGGCTCTCCTGCATAGTAGGAATTAGACTTAGTACTCTCTGCGGGGTACCTGTTTCGAGGTCAATGACGATCAAAGAGGGCATGTGTTGCTTGATAAATCGTGCACGTATATTTGTGTCGCACCAGTCCCCTGATGTGGTTATATTCAGCGGTGAGTGAGTGTAATAGTCAGCGAGCTGTGTTGCTACAACATACGGAGGTTTGTATGATCTAAACCTGTGTGGAGCGTTAGGGAGTGATGTAAATAGGTCAAGCCCAACTACGTTGTCACTACCTGCCCACAAGGCGACAGCTGCACATGCGCCATATCCTACCCCTATCACTGCAGTACACTCGCTTCTGAGCAGCCCACCTAGCTGCCACCAGGTGTAAATCGCTATTGTCTGACCCCCGTGTCTCTTTCCGCTATGTCTAAGCAGTCTTCTCAGTGCTCTTAAAGGGTCGTTACCCTTTGTACTCATAATTCCCCTACTGCCCATCATAGACACACCAGGGCTCCTGGAGAAGCTCACCGACTGAGGTAGTCTCATCATTGTAGGGAGGGGGATGCGCTCTATACGGCGGACCTGTACAGTCGAGGGAAGTGTTCGGAGTCTTCTAAGTGCATCTACAATCGAGCCTCCATACATAGGAGTCATCATAGTATCCCGCAGCCGCTCAAGACGTCTAGAGAGGCTATATAGGTGTTGAATAAGCGGATCTGCAAGTAATAGAGTAAGGAATTGCTGTACTCTCCCTAATTTGACGACTGCGTCAACTGACGCCCTCAGCTGAGGGACCAAGTGTCTTCTTAGAAGGCCGACTGCCTCCACACTTGTCAGCTCGCCCTCCATTGTAGAGGTGTACAGACAACACGCTAGACTCGTGAGACATGACTCTAAGTAGACCGTTGTATCATCATCTGCAAAGATAAGGACAGATCCATGTGATAATCGTCTATGATGATGAGAAAGCAACAGATCCACTTCTCTTGAGATAACGGCACGTATTTTGAGGGACAATGTATCTATGTTCCTATATCTAGGACTGACGGTAAGGTCATTTTTAAGACAGTAGTCACATGGAGGTATCTGCGGATGTCCAATAAACTTGGATATAGCCTGACTCATAGCGTGTGAGTTTTTATATATGTAGGCTAATCGGTTCCATCTTGTCCATTTAAGCGGCTGTGCAAAGTGGATTGCATTGACGACATCTCGAGAGAGGGCAATTGCACACCCTACAATAAGCTGCTGGATCCCCACACATCTTACCTCTAGAACATCAAGGTGCTCACGTATATTAAGCTTTGTGTTTAGGCCATCAGCAATAGCCCTACTCTGTGATGACGTTCTAAGTACTCTGCTTGCCCAGGACGAGATTAGTGAGAGCGGATCTATATGCTGGTCAACCGCCTGTGTAGGCGCACGTATCTTAGACACAGCGACAATCTGCAGTTCGTCCATGTGTATCAGAGAGTTGTTTGGAAAGATAGTCATATCTGGCAAGGCCTCTGTTGCAAGATCAAGGTCCATATCGGGAAGCTGGTACAGCATGCTACTATCTATAATACAGGACACAATCTGAGGTTTAATCCCTCCCGCATGAGATAGTCTCAAAAGTCCGGTCCCAAACAGAAAGAACTCCTGAATCATAAATGCGTAATCAATAGTAGACCCTGACACGCCCTCTATTCTGTCCGATGAGCACATGCAGTATGTGAGGAACGCACTAGAGCCACAATTATACGCTGAAAGATTCCCAACCCGTGCAGCATATCTGTGACTAAGGTTCCCACCTACTACATGGGGTAACATATGAGCGAGCTGCCCAAGGTCTACAGGGACTCTCGTGTAAACGATCTTGGCTATCAGCTTTCTCAGAGATGATTCCTCGGGGACCTGGCTATATATGAGGTTTAGCTTCCGAGCATCCATTGCAGTTGACTCAGACCCTGCTATCTTATAACCATGTTCTGATCTCGTCTCTCTGGTTTTTGATCCAAAATAAGGTGTCATGTCTCCTCTAAGGGTCGGAGGATAATCCGTACGCAATGTACACACAACGTCCAGACTGCTAGGGGGGAGTACACTCGAAGGGTAGATCCAGGCAAAATCTATTGGATGATGGGAGGTTACTCCGACAGGAGATGGAACACCTGCAGCAGTCCAGCAGTTGCGCATACGAGTCGCAAGATCAAAGATGGATTCCGACCGTGCAGGTGAGCCTGGAAGCTTGACCAATCTTAATGCCAGATAGTCCATCCATGCGTGCTCGGCCCTGAATATTCGCGATACGAGATTTGAATCTCCAAGTCTAACTACCTGTTGGACTGACCTTGTGGAGACAAACATCTTCTCTATTGTTGCTCTGGCTCCGTACGACGAGCACTCCAATATGTCATGAGCAATTATAGGGTTAAAGGGGGTTAAGTGTTTGAGAGTGCTCACAAGCTCTTCTGCTTCCTCCATAGACTCAGTACTGATGATCTCCAGAACATCTTTATTTTTCACAAAAGAAGACATTCTTTCAAGTGTCATCCTGTTCACTGAGGTTGACGGAAGCGTTGGGACATTTAATGGTATTGAGTACGGATCATTGATCAAGCTCATGATATCAGGGGCGCTATTGAAGCCGTATAGGTCTTGTATCTGACGCATGAGGCGGTTAGGAAGTCTAGAGCCTGTCTCCCCTACCGAAAGAAGAATCAGCCCTGCAAGCCCCTTTGACAGCGGGTCTGGCCCTCCTTTATAAAAGAAATACATAGGGTCTGCTATAGGATATCCTCCGCATGTAGATGGGAGTATTAGGCACAGCATAATGAATGCTGCTCTTTGCTGCTTAGATACCTTATGTCTTGCTTCATCCCCAAAAATACCTAGCCCCATCCCATATACTTCGTGAAGGTAGCGTGCACCATTATGCAAGAATAGATAGTAGGCAAGCACTGGTATATGAAGGGAGTCAGCGAGAGCAACCGCAGACGCTGCAATGGCTCCTAAGGATGCCCTCACTGACGGGAAGTCTGTTGCTGTTGTGCCTACCATCTTACAGAACTTTAAGCAAGTGTAATATGCGACCCCGTGACAGTAAAATCTCTTTGACATGGTAATGACAGAGCTTGACTCTATACATTCCTCCGGTCTTGTGATCTGATGGTGCTTTCCACACTCAATCGGCAACAGCTGGTTGATAGAGCGCCTCATCCTCATATAGCCTTGCTTTCTGGACTCATTTTCTAGACAAGGAAATGAGTACGACAAAATTACATTATCGCCCTGGACCAATAGCCTATAACTTAGCTCCAGATTTCGAATGGCTAGGTCCACCATTGAGATCGTACACAATGTCCATAGCTTCTGACATATACCTTCAAAACCCCCTATGTGGTCCACCCATGCAAGCGCTGATTCAGGAATACTATCAGAAAAGATAAGTGGGCGTACATCCGAGGTGCGCACAATTATCTGGCATTCACTGAAGAACTCGTGAGCATATGTGTACATTCCTGGTAGCCCAAATAGGTCGTCAAGGACTTCTCCTACAGAGTTTACGTCCAGCCCACGCCATTTTAAGTTCCATCTCTCAAAGTCAATTTCCTGATATAGCTGAGTATGATCCTTTTCGGTTGACTTCGTTATCCCGAAAAATATCTCCTCCATCTCTAGCTGGTTTCGGGTCATGACCTGTTGGGGTATGTCTCTAAAGACCTGATCCGCTATGTTCATCTCGGTCAAGACAAAGAACAATCTCATCTCGAAGGGCATCATTGCAAACATCCTTGCATTCCTTTTAAGTTCTCTTTCTTTCGGGGTTATAAAAATCACTTTCCAGTCATCAGGAACTTGACGCTTCATTATGGTTGCACATATACTGAAAGCTGATACCGACTCTCTAGCCAGCATTTCAAGAAGTAAGCGCCGCTGACTTGTTGCTGGCAGTGCGTTGTCCCATGAGCACATAATTTCACTCTTCTTAAAACCTAGGGATTTGTCGTCCATAAGCTCTAGATAATTGGGAGCAAAATCAAATGTCAAAGTGGGCCCAAATCGACACGACGCCCAGTCCGCAAGAGGGTAACTGAACCTTGTGATTTTCCTATAACGCTTAGAAGAGAGATTGTAGAGATCCGTTGTAGTGTCTGAGAAGACAAGGTTTGGCCATGACCCAGTTCGTTCAATATATCCCTGTAGGTATATAGCACAGAAGTTATATCTTAGGCGGTCAGCATCTGAGTAAAGCGTTGTGTCCGGTTCCCTGGCTTCTTTTGCAGCAGACAACCCGCCAAGAAGAGGATCTATCAGTGGATGCCCTGAAACCTTCTGGAGGCCAAATAACTCAACAACATTCTGATAGTCATGCGTTGTTCTTAAGATTTTATCATACTGCAGAGCCAGGTTGTGGGAATGACCACCCGAGATAGAAAGCTCCTTGTCAAGAACCTTATCAAGCATCCTGGAATACGCCCCGTCTTCTCCGTAGATATCTCCTGATATAAGAGATAAGTATGTTTTAGAGAGGGCCTCTGTAGACTTCAGAATCTCGAACCCTGCATTACCATAGCATGCGAGGCAAGTCTCTTGCCACTCGTAGTGTTGATCAATCAATCCAGGAAGAGTGGTGTCTCTGGGGTAGATCACTTGCAGAGCGAGCGCAACCTGATAACGTATATACAAGACATCCTTTATCATGAGAACCTGATCGTAGGTCAAGACCCTGTAGTTTAGAGGGTGATCAGCGGTCGTCTTAAACCAGAACAGCCTGCTAGATTCGCGCACTACTAGCGATTCTGACCTATATAAGAACATACAAGTAGGCTGATGACATCTGTTTGACGCATATTTCTGGACCAAGATCTCCCACTGTAGCCACCTTCTGTGACATGGCTCTAGCTTAGAGCAGTCAAGGTTAATCTGTGGGACCCCTACAGACGCCATCATCTTCTTAACTCCTTGATCGAGACAGTTCCATACTATATTTGTCAGCTCTGTAACACCTTCAATGCACTTCGGTGCACACACATTTGACAGATCTGTACGGTACACAGCAGGATAACTTTTAGGGTTAAGAGCTCTATATAGCGACCAGTTGGGAACCTCATGTTTTGTTTTCTCTGCAGAGGCTAACCCCTTCTGGTTATATACAAGATTAACTCCTTGGGGTAGTTTCCCTGTATGAAGAGCAGTGAGTATGATTTCTCTCCAGGTGGATATGATAGGTGAGTCAAGGTGTGTCCCCACAAAGAACTGGTTGTGATTACAATCTTCTTCTAATGTGTTGAATGAGTCCATGTCTCGGTTTTTTACTAATAGCTGCGACTACCTGAGAAATGAGCGTGTAAGACAATAAAAAACTGAGCAATAACAAGACACAGACTAGTGCTGATTGTCCCTAAGTACACTAGCTGTCACTCGAGGATTTGGGCGTGAGTTTGCTTAGTCCCTCAGACTGTCGTGCAGCATATGAAGACATTAGCCTTGCCTCTAGTTCCTCGGTTGTCGCTGTGAGGGGAGCGGAGGAACAGTCTGACAATGTCGGGCCAACGCTAGTAGATGTGCTGAATTCAAGCTCTCGGACAAGACTTGACAAGGTATTCATATCGCTCAACATGAGTTCGACCAGGTCCCTCAATTCACTTATTTCAGTAGCAGAGGTTCTAAGGTAGTGTCTAGTATGAGTCTCTATCTCGGTGGTCCCTACCCCTGTCGCAACAGGACCGTCAGGGGACATGTACTCCTTAGGAGGGATGCTGTCACAAGGTTCATGTAAAGCTATAGTCTTAATTGCCATAAAGAGCTCTCCGTAAATCGTCTCCATCCCTCCGCGTTGGCGGTCAGACATACCCCTCAAGGCACCGACTCTAGATGCACCTGTCTCAAGTGCATGCTTGAGGTCAAGATTCTTCTCTTTGTAACTGGGCATATCCTGACAATGTATTATCTCTGTCTCGGTTTTTTAATAGTAATACGCTCATATGTGTAATAATCCAATATGTATAAGTGAACAGTCTGTCGTGATCATAATTCATACAATATTCAACCTATTGAGTGAGTGTATGCCAACGATTCTAAATATATATATATGAGGAGGCCTGCTGTATTCAATAAGGGAGATGCCTCCTATTAGGATATTTTGCCGCATGATCTTTCTCTTCCTCGATCATGTAGGTGATTGTATAGTGAGTAGACTGATCGAGCTGGGAGTGGTCCTGTAAGGGTAGTATGCCAGATATATACTTGTATAGTGCACGTATGTACATCAGTGCCTTTGCAAATTTGTCCGGATACCTCTCAGGAGACTGAGTCCCCCCAAGCTCGCTATCCGCACGGACAATAATTTGGTCTGAACCGATAAGACACCACAGGTGATGGTATTGTTGGTCAGGGTGGGAAATCTTCAACTCAGAGAACCCACCGATGAGTGAAGTATTATACTTTGTCTCAACACTGAGAGAAAAATCATCTTTCCCCTGGACCGAGAGTCTCCAGCCTGATACTGTCTCTTCCATAATTTGTTCGTACTTGGTTGGTGGCCTGAACCCTGGCACGCTTATCCTGCACTCTCCTCTTTGTCTAACCCTGAGTAATCTAAAGATTGCAGTATAGGAATTATAAGCCTCCATTACTCCTCTTGATAGGAGGTGCACAAGACACGCTTGGACAGAATCATGTGAGCACAGCCTATCATAATGGAGATGGTCTTCTAAGCTCGCTCGTGAAAGCTCAAGACTGCACCTACATGCCTGAAGATCTAGTGCAAGATATGTTCCCACTCTATTTCCGAGTTCAAGGGTAGTGGTTATCAAAGGGATAGTAGGGGTGACTGCGGATATAAGGCGGAGAATAGAAGGAGTGCGTGCGTATATATGAGCCAAAACCTTGTACTCACTAGATCGTAGTAAAGCCCATCCTCTCTCCATATACAAGGTCCGTATGTCTATTACAAACAACTCCTGAGCGGAGTAGAGTCGAGCGCGTTGTACATCGTCAGCCTTCACCTTCTTTGTATAGTGTCTTCCGCCGCCATCCATATCGATATCAAGTGCATCCGACCATACTGACGCCTGATTAATCTCAAGTTGATTCATTCCTTGTCTCAGGTTTTTTAATAATAATCGTACATAGAATACATATGCATGCTGTCCATAAAGAGCGTGAGTACCATAACGAGGTGACAAAGATAGTGATTAACTATTCAACGAATACCATGACACTAACCTCTTTTAGTCGGTTGCTATTCTCGGCAGGATCTGTGTTCTCACAGACTTCATAATTGCTTCGAGCGCACCTGGGTTCGTCTCACACACCAGTCTAAGACCTATGATTTGTACCATAGACACAGTGTTTATCAATGCACAGGCCTCGTCCTCAGTGAGCGCTAGTGTCTCCCTAATCTCTACAATATACATTAACCACGCATGAAGCTCATACAGTTTCAGATCGTTTGCGTGAGTAGAAAGGCTACAGACGCCAGAGAGGGTAATTAATAAGTCTACATCGGCCCATGGTTGTGAAATTATTGTTTTGAGTGAATCAGGAGTACACAGTATAACAGGCTCAGTGCTGACTGTCGGATGTTCACAGGCCACTACTGGTGCAAGCGCTGATAAGTATGGGTAGTGATGATCTGTAATGAACTCTCGATCCTTTAGCTCCAATGCCGACTGGTAAGGAGGAGGCACAAAGAGCGATGTGTCACACTCATCAATCCAGTTGCAAACCATGCTAACAGTCGACTTATATCTCTCTCCATATAAGACCCTGTAGCCTGGTAGTATAGGGAGGCGCGTCCTGCCACTAGATATTTCTTGTGGAGATGATCCATGACAAGCCTCAGCTAGGACTGCGAACATCAGACTCAGCTCATAGAATGTATCTACAGCGTTGTTGGAAGTTGAAAGCTCGGCAAGATCTAATATTCCCATCTCGGTTTTTTATTAATAATGAATGACCAAAACAATAAAGAATCAATACGGAGATAGGATCTTACTAAGCTGAATAACAGTATAAATACTATAGAGAGCCAGCGATTCCAGGGTACACAGTTAGTCAGAGAGGATTTGCTGGAGTGTTGAAGGATTGGCTTGAGTAGGTGCTGACGCCAATAGAAGTAACGGAACATTATGCTCGGCCATACTCTGAGTGAAGAGCTCTATGATAGGGGCAGAGTTCGGGGGCATAGCATAGTTAGACAAGGTAGGCTGGGTCCTCAATCCATAAGTGATAGCACATGCGATAAGAGGATTCATCTTTTGTCGTACAAAAAACATCATTCTGTCGCCCATCATAACCTTGATGTATGGTTGTATTTTTTCTGAAACTCCTGCCATAGCAGTAAGCGAAGCCTGATAGTGAAGAAGACTAGATCTGAGATACCCTTCTGTAATGATCCAAGGTAGTTCAACAATAAGGGTATGGATCAGTCCCAAAAAGGTCAGACCAGACCACTTGAGCAAACGAACAGTAGTGATTATAGCATCCATTCCAGGATCCTCAATGGACTCATAGTCCGCGCAGACCTGAAGAGTGAGACGTCGCAGATCATATGCCACCGCCCATACCTTGCCCACCATGGAAATCGCATGCCACCCCAGTTTGCCGTTCCCAGTCAGGAAATAGGACTCATCATCAAGATGGTATTTGCTAATAAGAGCCCTGGGGCGTTTCTCAGAGATAGACGTGAGGTTAACCGCTGTCACTCTTTTCCCCATCAGGAAGATGATTATAGATATAGCTCCTAAGAGAGCTTGATCGGACACGCCAGAGTAGTATTGAGCATTTGGATAATAAGATCCTGACGAGTTTGCCCAAGTGGGCATGCCTGGGTGAGGCTCAAGCGGAATCTCAACCCCACTTTCTGCCTGATCCCCTGTATTGGTGTCACAAGTTGATAGATATAGCGCAATGCTTGCAGTTAGTGCGGTGGTATCCTCACTAGTAACGTATAGTGGGGCGATCTTTGACTTATTAGCGAGCGCCGTACCTATTGCCGGTATAGCCAGTGAAACGAGTGAATAGACCCACGTTCTCCATGCGTCAAAGTCAGTGTCCCCTGAAATCATTGAGGTAAGCAGATGGGACAAGAAGTATCGGCGCTGTTTACCGTCAGGAGGACTAGTCTTATCCCACAGGTAAACAGAAGGTACAGTGCCCAATCCTGCTTCTACAACGGTACCGGATGATGAGGAGACAATTGCTTTCTCAAAGAGGGCTTTTGATACATTCCTGAGGGTGGTGAACTCATGCTCAACCTCGGTGTTGTTTGCCATAACTGATAGTTTATATCTCGGTTTTTTAATAATAACATTCTGATATCTTGTGAGCAATAAATGTGCACCAAACAATACACTAACCTAATTTCCACCCTCCGCGAGCCACTTTAGCAACATTGGTCGTCTTAGTAGTAGGGCCTGAAGATTGGGGTACTCCCTCAGACCCTCCAAGAAAGGACAGATTAGCAGAATCGGTCTTAGCAGCCATCCTCAGTGCTGTATCAGCTGACTTTGTAATGTACTCCTTAGTAACCTTGTCTTGGATCCTTTTTGATAACGCACTGATCTCTTCCCTAAGTACACTGATTTCTTCGGATACTGATCTGGTCTGTTTGATCTCATCAAAACTAGTTTTTAGCTCTTCTATTTGGGTTTCAAGGGAGGTGACAGTGGCTTGAAGTGAAGAGACAGTGTCCTGCAGAGCTGTAATCTGAAGAGTAGATACTGATCCAGCTTTATCCTCTAGAGACTGTAAAACACTCTCAGGTATGTCTTGAATCGGCCCCTCTGTAGATCGATACTGCCCAAACGCCTTCTCAAGTATCTCTGACTGCTCGGCCATAGATGGGATATCTGTATCTGGTAGATCCTCGATATCTTGACCGGCTTCCATCTCACTCCACGCACTAGCCCCTTCTTCTGAATGTTCCGCAATATGTGACATATA